CGGTGTATCCGCCTGCACTAATTCGCGGGGAAAACTGCACTAACTAGGGTCGGACAAAACCTGACGCAGCGACGCAACTACTCAACTTACAGGATCGATCCGCGCTCGGTCGACGCACTTCAGCGAGGTCCTCCGCGAGTCATAAGTCCAATATTGCCGTCGAAGGCCTACGGCACGAAGCGATCGCGTAAGTTGTGAAAATCCGTCGACGGTGAGCGCCCCTCCGCAGGTCCCTGGTCGGTTCCCGCTCGGGCGCGCTCGAGCTACGTCGCCGACGGCGCGCGGTACGGGATCGGCTCCTCGTCAGGCCAACGCCAGTAGCCGCCGTGCGCCAGATGCGGCGCGCGGTGCGCGATTGACGTCACCCGATCGAGCTGCCGACCGTACTCGTCCGTGTACTTCTCATCCTGCTGGCAGAAGACGAGGTTCGCACAGCCGATCTCCTCGGACAGATGCGAGCTGCCATCCTCTTCCTGAATCCAGCAACCGAAGTAGCACGTTACGAGCGCGTTGTGCGCCTGACCATGCTGGTCATGGAACACAACAACGTCACCGACCTCTGGATGCCTTACCATGTCTCTCACCCCCTTTCTGTGGCTCTCTCATGCCACCAGCCGAGCGACCGCCGCCGCGGCGACTCGCTCGGCCGGGATCCTGTTCATCGCCCAGCAGCCCTGATCGCAGAGCCGCGAAAAGCCCATCTGGGGGAAGCGGTAGCATGGCCGGCCGTGGCAGGGCAGTCCGAACGACTCGGCCGGGCCCGGCATGATCGCGAAATGTCTTGGGTAGTGCCTGCACATCAGGTAGCCGTTGGTCGCGCCAAACACGGCCACCGTCGGCGTACCGACGGCCGCGGCGACGTGGAAGAGCCCGGAGTCGACGCCCAGAAGCAGATCGCAGCGTGCCACAAGCGCAGTGACGAGCTGGAGGTCCGCGCACGCGAATCCGTCGGCGCCGATGTCCTCGGCAATCGCCAGGCCGCGCCTGGTGTCCTTGTGGAACACCAGAACCTGCGCACCGACGGCCCGGACCTCGCGCACTACCTGGGCCCACTGCAAATCCGGCCAGGAGCGATTCACGGACACGGACTCGATCTCGATGCCGACCAGTTGCGTCCGGCCGAGGCCATGACACTCGAGCCAGCCTTGAGCGCGGCCGCGGAGCTCCGCGGGCAGCGCCAGCCACGCGAGCCGCGGCTCGAGCTCGATCCCAAGGACTCGCGACGCCGTTTGATGCCAGACGTCGATTCGATCGAGCTGCACCGCTCCGCAGGTGTTTCGCTCGTGCTGGAAAGCAGGGCAGTACTGATCTATCGTCGCGTCGAACGGTTCCCGGGACCGCAAGTATCGATGGATGCCCGGATCCGGTGTTGCGTCACGCGCGCGCCGCTCACCTCGGTGGACGTCGACCGTACGGTGCACATCCGGGCACAGCTGTACGAACTCGCTGTAGCCTGCCAGCGTGTAGAACCACACCTCGGCATCGGGAATGGCCTCGCGGATGGCTCGGGCGACGCCCAGGCAGCGAACGACGTCGCCGAGGCCGCCGGCCTCTCTCAGCAGCCTGATGCGCATTTCAGGACCTTCCGCGGCTCCTTCTTCTCCTCGGGAAGGCCCGGGCCGAGCAGCTCGAGCTTCTCCATGTCGCCCTCGAGCTCCACGATCGCGCGAATCGCCTCCACGATCAGGCTCCGCCTGACCATGCAGTACGTCGAATCAGGAATCCCCTGGACGCCGCCGACCATGTCCGCGCGGCACGGTCCGCCGCAGGCGTTGCGCGCCCAGCACGTCGGGCACCGCTTCTGCGCGTACCAGCGGTTCTCGAGCCACGGCAGGCGCGCCGGCTCGTCGAGCCCGTAATGGACGTACCCGACGCAGCTGGTCTCCTTGTGACACGCGTGGATCTCCCCGGCAGCGTTCACCGCGATGTAGCCGCGCGCAGCAGCGCATTCTGACCCGCTCGGTGCACGGCCCATAAGGCGCTGGATCGTCTTCCACAGGTAGGCCCAGCGCCCGCGCCGACCTTCTCTGGCCTGGTCGATGCACCACCTCGCGCCCTCGGCGATCGCGCGCGCGATCGCGCCGGGCGCGTAGGGACGCCTCTCGATCGGGCAGCCCTCATGCGCGCCGATGATCGCCGCCTCGAGCGCGACGTTCGTCGCGCAGCCCTCCTCGCAGAGCTCGTTCATAAATGCGAGCCGCTCCGCGATGCGCGGTTCCTCGTCAGGCATCCACGTCCCGCGCAACGTCGTGCGACCGGCCTGAGATCGTCGCTGCTTGATCAGGTCGAGCCCGCGGCGGACGTCGGACCAGGAGCCGGTCCCGTCGGTGTGCCTGCGGTGTCTGTCGTGGATCTCGGGCGGCCCGTCGACCGACACGATCATGGAGAAGGCCCACGTGTTGAGGAACTCGATCTTGTGTTCGTCCAGCAGCGTCCCGTTGGTCGTTACATGCATGTGGCAGCGCGCGCCAGCTGCCTCGGCGAGGTGGCCGGCACGTTCCGTTGCCCACACGAGCCGATCCCAGCACGAGAGCGGCTCTCCGCCGAAGAACCCGATGCCGAAGCGCTGCGGCGGCCGCTTGAAGAGCTCGAGGGCACGCACGACCGTGTCTTTGGTCATGCGGGCGTCTCCGCCGAGTTCGTTGCGGACATAGCAGTAGTCACAGCCAAGGTTGCACCCGTGAGTCAGTGAGAGCACGACGTAGCGCGGCGTCGAGAACGGCCGCGGCGGGATCTGCGGCACGAACGGAGCAACCGGCGGCGGAGTCTCGATCGGGTTCAGCCTATAGAGCGCCATACTGAGCGGATCGTAGGCAACCCGCCGTCCGTCGAGACAGAACACGCGCATGCTGTCGGCGGGTGCCGGTATGTGCTGCATGCGCGGCCTGTCGGGGTTGAGGATTCGACTCATCGGGGGAGTTCCTTTCGCTAGGGATCAGGAGGACTCATCGCTCTCACACCCGCTCTCGCAATCGCCACATCCGGCGTCTCCCCCCTCATTCAGGCACCGGAAGCAGGGAGCGATCAGCTGCACGTCGACACAAGGGCCGCATGCGATCTCGTCAGCCTGACAGTTGATGTTGCAGCCGATCATGAACCCGCTCTCGCAGTAGGGCAGCGCGCATAGCTCCTCGGCCGAGGTCTTGCAGCCGAACTCCTCGAGCGTCTGACACGTGCCCTCACAATCCCAGCAGTCCGTCGTCGGCTCGAACTCGCTCTCGCACGTCGTCTCGCAACCTGCCGTCTCGCAGTCGCCCTCGCAGGAGCGATCGCCGCAGCCGGCCCAGCGGTGCAGACGCGCGGACAGGCGCGTGCGTGAAGGACGACCGGGATGCAGGCCATGCTCGAGGCCGATCTCCACCACCTGGGCGGGCAGCATCGAGTACGGCAGCTGGCTGTCGTCGAGCGTGATGACGTCGGACGGCTCTATTCCCACGCCATGGATGCTCGCATCGAGGCTCACGACGTCGTGCAGGTGCGCGACGCGCTTCAGCATGAACTTGGCGAGCGCCTGCGGGCACGTCACCGTGCCGTACGGCCATGCGTCGATCTCGAGCGTGCGCCGGCCGAAGCGGGATTCCGCCCCCGAGTCCGTCACGAGGTACCGGCGCTCGGTCCCCGCCTCGCGCCAGCGGACGAGGACCTCGGAGAATGCGACGTCGAGCAGCTCGCGCGAGAGTTCGATCGAATCGGGGAAGCGCTGGGCCGGTCCGATGGTGAGCGAAGACGTCCCGCCGTCGGCGAACTGGTAGACCAGCTCGGGCGCATCGCCGGACAGACGCAGACGACAGCGCGCAAGGAACGCGAGCTCGGCGAGCAGGTCCCAGATCGTGTACTCGATGTCGAGTGCGAAATCCATCTTCCAGTTCGCCAGACGAGTCTCGGCGTCGGTCGTCTCGAGCGTCAGGCCCGTGAACTGGTCGCAGATGTGGGCCATCACGGCCGCCGGGTTGCGTATGACGGTCTCGCCGTCCTTGGGGCCGTCGACGTCGACGAGGATCTCGTCGGTGTCGACGACCCAGCGGCCGATCATGCTCGGCCGAGTGGCGATCTGTACGCCGGTGCACGTCTCGCCGTTGACGGTGATCGCCGCCTGCGACCACAGCTCGGGGGCGAGCAGCACCCAATCGACCTTTGGCGCCTTGGGCACATCGAAGGTAGCCCTGGCAGCTCCCAGTGTCATGATATTCGCCGCGGCGATCAGCGAGCCGAACGCCATCGGCCGCCCGCCGGGCTGCTGCAGCGTCTGGATCGGCCGGCGGTAGCCGTGGACGTAGACCTGCTTGATCGTGCAGCTCCCCCGCGCAACGAGGTACTTCACGGGAGAACGGACGAGGATGACGTCGTCGCCCTCCGTGTGCGCCTCGGCAAACGAACGAATCCGATACGTCGACCCCGCCTTGATGGTTGTTGTGTAGCCGTAGCTGACGAAGTTCCCGCCGGGCGTCTCGCCCAGCTCGTAATCGACGGTGAAAGGCATGGAGTACTCGATGGTGCCGGTGCTGCCGTCGAACCGAAGGATCTCGCGGCCCTGCCTGATCGCCTGATCGCCAGTCGGTAGCGCCGTCGTCTGCGCGATCGTGGATTGGAAGCCGATCGTGCAGTACGCGTTGCCGCCCGTGTCGGGGTCCAGGTCGATCTCGATGCCCTGGCCGACGTATGTGCCGTCCGCCGTACCGATGAGAGCCGAGTCGACGACGCGCTGTGTGCTCGGGCTGTCCTCGGTCGTCGACCCGGTATGGATGATCTTCCCGCGTTCGGTCGCCGTGAATACGTTGCCCGCGAACGACCCGACGATCTGCTCGAGGCCGATCTGAATCGTGATCTCTTCGCCCTGCGGGAAGCGGCTGGCATCGTCGACGTAGAGCGTGGTGTCCGCGCTGCTGATGTCGGCCGCGAGCTTGGCGGCGGCGCCGAGGTCCCAGCCGATGGCGCTGACCTTCTTCGCGTGACCGTAGACGAGCGGCACGATGCGGCCCTCGTCCTTCGGTTCGAGATACTCGGACAGCTCGCGCGTCACGTAGAGGCCGGTCGTCTGATGATGCTGCGCGCTGATGTCGGCGAGCTCGACACGGATCATGCGGTCGGACTCGCTCCACGAGACGGGCGGGACTACGGTGCAGCTCAGTATGCTCGAGGCGTCTGACCACGACGGGCTGGCCTCGCCGGGCGTCCAGATACCCCAGCGCAGCTCGCCTGCCAGACGCTGGAACTCGATGTCGTCCCACCACTCGCGCAGCTCGCCGCTCTGATCGATGAGATTCACCGCGGCGCGCGACACGGTGAACGTCTTGTCGCGGTTGATTCGCTGGGCGAGCTCGCCCCAGTCCGAAACGACGCGGCGGAGGCTGCTCGAGGAGATGTCCGTCGGCTGCCAGCCCGAAGTGAAGTAGATGTCGCCGACGGCGCCGCCGAATGAGATCTTGAGACAGGCTACGCACTGGTAGCTGCGCAGCTGCCGCGCGGCGTCGGAGCTGGCCGTGAGTGTGCGCATCAGTCGCTTTCCGAGACTTCCTCGACCTCGAGCGTGAGCGAGTAGATGTCCTCGGCGTACTCTTCCCAGTCGAGCTCGTCGCTCATGAGGCGCACGAGATGCGGCGCGCCGCGCCAGTCGGTGTACGTGAACGTGTGAACCGAGCCGTTGACCTTGTCCGCGCCGAAGAAGTCCTCGAGATCGTCGTACGCGTCACCGTCGAGCTCGGTGAACTGCAGCGTCCGACGCCGGACTTGAATGCCCTTGTCCTCGATGATCGGCTCGCCGTCGGCCGTGCGGCCGCGGGCCTGGTGCTTCACCGTCGTCCAGCGGTTGCCGAGCTCCGGGCTCCGGATCTCGACTGAGTCGCCGCCGCGAGTGAAGGTGACGGACATGCGCCGCTCCTAGAATCCCGGTGCCGTCTGGCCGCGCTTGCCCATCAGCTGCATGCTACGCGACAGCCGTTCCTCCTGGCGCTTGTCGATGGGATAGTAGTAGTTGTTGTTGATGTGGGTCACCGACTTTGAGCCGGCCAGGCCGGCCAGTCCGCCCAGGCGGCCAGCGGCCTCCGTCGGGTCCCAACCACTCGTCCCGGACGCCTGACTCACGGCGTCGTTGCTCTGGCCGGCGATATTGCCGAGGGCGCCGCCAAGCTGCGTGGCGGGGCCGATCGCCCCCGGAAGCACATACCCGCCCGCGGTCACAGCAGCCTTCAGCCAGTCAGGCAGCGCCTGGTAGACGCCCTCGGCGATCGCGCCGCCTACGCTCGTACCCCAACTGACGGCCGCCTTCCACAGCTCGTTGTTCACCTCGAGCACCTTGGCCAGCATGAGTGTGACGGCCTTGGCTGCGTCCTCGACAGCGGACTTCCAGTCGTCGGAAAAGAGCTTCTTGAGCCACTCCCAGAACTTCAGGATCATCGGCTTGGCCTCTTCCCACGCCTTCGTGACCGTGGTCCAGGCGCCCGATGCTGCGGCGGTCATTGCGCTCCATATCGAGTCGTGCTCGCCTCTCAGTGGCGTCAGGACCTCCTTCTGCAGGAACTCCCATGCGGTCGTGGCGGCGCTCTTCACTGCATCCCACGTAGTCGACGCCCCCGTCTTGAGCGCCTCCCAGACCGACCCGTGTTTCTTGCGCAGTGGCTCGAGCACGTTCTGGTCGACGTAGACCCACGCGTTCCAGGCGGCCGTCCTCACTTCGTACCAGAGGGTCTCGGCGATCGTGCCGACTTCGTCGCCGTGCTCATTCCACCACTGAATGGCCAGATCGAGCCACTCCTTCACGATCTCAAAGGCCTCGCTGATGATCGGCGCGAACTGCTCGCCGATGAGGCCGAGCAGCGTAAGCACCGACTGCTTCACCTGGTTGTAAGAGGTGGCCAGCGTCGTGGCCATCTTCTCGTACGCCTCGCTGGTCATCCCCGCCTTCGATGCCATGACATCGAGGTCCTTGGCAAAGCCCTCCATGTTCTTCAGCGCAGGCAGGATCCCGCGCAGCGCCCGTTGATTGGGGAACAGCCGCGCGAGCGCGTCGGCAGGTAGCTGGCTGATCTTCTGCAGTATGCCGTGCAGGCCCATCGTCTCGAGAGCCGTCGAGTTCATCTCGAAACCGAGCTCTGCCGCCAGCTCGACAGCCTCGTCGGTCGGCTTGAGGAACGAGGCGATGATGGCCTGCAGCGCGGTGATCGCGTTCTCGGTCTTCACGCCGGCACGCGTCATGGTCGCCAGCATGGCGCCCATCTCATCCATGGACACGCCGGCAGACGCCGCGGTAGTGGCGACGAGACCGATGTTCGAGGCGAGTTCGGCGAACGTCGTCTTGCCGCGCGCCACGGTGGCGAACAGCATGTCAGACACCTCGGATGCCTTCTCCGCCTCGAGCCCGTATGCGTTGAGGATCGTCGTGATCGCGTCGGCGGCCGTCTTCGTGTCGGTGAGCCCCGCCTTCGCGGCCATCGTAGAGACCCGGAGCACGTCCAGAGCCTTGGCCGCGGGGATCGACGCGGAGAGGATATCGTACAGGCCGCCGGACAGCGCCGCCGTCGACTCGCCGAACTCCATGGCGAGCTCGCGGATGCCGGCCTTGAACTGCCCCATGAATGCGTCGGGATCCGAGAGCATCGTGGACACGTTGGCCAGCTGAGTCTCGAAGTCGGCCCACACCTTGGTCCCGCCGAGGACTGCGGCCGTCACCGCGAGCATGCCGCGCTTGAACTGCGTCCACGCGAAGCTGGCGAGCTTCCGAGCGAGACTGGCCGCGTAGCTCGCCGCGGTGGCAAGTGCGCTGCCGAGCATGCGCACCGGTGCGAGGTAGATCGAGGCTGCGCTCCCGATGACCGAATACGCCGTCGAGGCGGCTTGCCCGACGGCGCCCAGGTAACTGACCGCGGACTTCGCCGACTTGCCGAGGGCAGTCATGGCGTCCGCGCCGGCCACTCCCGCCTTTTCGACGGCGCGCCCGGCAGTGGCGGCGATCTGTTTGACCCGGTTCATATGCCGCTGGTAGTCGGTGATATCAGCGCCGACCTTTGCGACCAGCGCCTCTGCCAGGGTGCTCATGCTTGCCCGCGTCCTTCAGTGCCTTCTGGACCTCTGCCTTTCCCAGCTCCGACTCCACGCGAGCGAACGCCACAAGCATCACCTGCTCATGCCGGGGGAGGGCCATGACATCCGCGAGCCGCATGCCCCACATCCGAGCCGCGCAGCCGATCGCAAACAGCTGCGTCGGCTTGCCGTCTACGCGGAAAAACCCTCGGCGGCAGAGAGTTCCTCCTCGCTGATGCCATCGGACTGCGCGATGGCCTTTACGATGCGGGTCACATCGCGCTGCGTCATGCCGGATGACTCGATCTCCTTCGCAAGCTGCTCGGCGAAGGCGCGGTCCGGGCCGTTGGGCCCCGGCGTCGTCTCAAACTCGATGTCCTTGTGATCCTTCAGCGCGAACCAGACCATGATGCAGGACTGCAGATGGCTGGCGAAAGCCTCCTGCGCCTTGAAGTCCGGGTCGTGCTCGTTCACCAGGTACGCGGGCGGCGCCCCCTTCTGCTTGATGAGCTGCTTCGGGGGGGCCGGTGGCGGGACGATCATGAGCGCGCGCTGCGCCGTGCCTGCGGGCGGTACGACGAACTCCAGCTCGACGCCGTCGCTGAGTTGGACGGTTGCCGTCTTGCGGCGGAACGCCTGGCCCTTCATCTTCATCGGGGGAGCTGTCCTTCCTGTCGCTACTAGGCTGCGGGGCGCGTCACGGCGACCGACATCGCCGTGCCACGTACGCGCAGCGTGTTGGCCTCCTCGCCCTCGGCGAACTCAACCTCATCGGCGTGGAAGTCGGTGAACGTGTGCAGCTCGTTCTTGCCGCCCGAGACGGGGTTCGCGACGGTGAACGCGAGGTCGACGCAGTACGAGTCATCGCTGGCCAGGCGCGTGCTCACCCAGGCTGCGGCGTTGCCCTTCTGCTTGAGAGCCTCGTACGGCGTCGGGGTCTCGCTGGCCCCGGTGTCCGAGATCATCGTCGAGTACTCCATGGAGAACTCGACCTCGACGAACTGCGCCGGGGGCTCGCGGAAACCGGCGGCCGCGCCTCGGTCGGTGCGGCGTATGGCGGTCGCGTTCTCGGTGTAGCTCAGGCCGCCGTTGTCGTTGATCACCGTGACCGAGTTCGAGTCGTCATCCGAGATGACGAGCGTTCCGTCCTTCAGATTCCGCTGTACCGGGTCGTACGCCATCTCACACCTCCGTGGTCACGAGCTCTGGTATCGCCCCGCGACTCTCACCAGGACCTGCTGCTCCTCGCGGTCCAGGACCTGCCCCTCGAGCGACGGCTTCTTGAGGCGCAGGATCTTCCCCGTGCTGATGTGGAAGTCCTGCTCCTCGAGCGTCGCGCGAACCATCTCTGCGATCTCCCACGCCCTGCCGAGATTCGTCACCTTCTTCACCACGGCGTAGGCGTCGATTCCGAACTGCGATCGCCTCTCTCCCGCGCGCCCGCCGGACGGGCCGAGCGTCGACGGGAAGACCTGGATCCGTTCGTCATACGCCTCGGGGTTGAACGTCGCCCACGGGTACCAGATCGCGATCCCGCTTATAGATTCGGACAGTTCGGCACAGACTGCAGCGAGAATCTGCCGCGGTTCGCCACCGCTGCCGTCGCTCACGATGCAGCGGATCGGCGTGCTCGGCTTCGAGACGCTGCCGCCCTGCTCCGCTATGCCGAGGAACTCGTTCACGCCCGCGGTGAGCCCGGTGATCTGCTTCGTCCCGGACCCGGTGAGCGTGGTCCCGAACGTCGACCAGCCGCCATCGGCCAGCCGGTACTCGAACGAGATCTCGTCGGCCGGGTCCCCGGCGACCACGGTCAGCGTCGCCGAGGTCCCCGTCTCGTCGTCGGCGGCCGCGGTGATCTGCGGTCTATCGGGCATGGTTCACCTCGTACTTCTTCCCGTTCCCGTTCTGGCGGCGGTACCGGTTCCGCCGCTTCCGGGCCTTCGACAGCTCCGCGGCGATCTCCGCGGCCTTCTGATCGAGCCCTGCCGCGCGCGCCAGGGCGAGGTCGAGCTCGAGCATGGAGACGCGCGCGGAATGCATGGGCTCGTGGTTCACTTCTTCCGGCTCCTCTTCGGCTTCATCGGCGCCGGCTGGGCCGGCTTCGTTTCTTCGGCCGGCTGGTCCTTCTTCGGCTCGAGGACCTCCGCTTCGTCGCCAGCGATGTCCCCGGTCTTGTAGTCGATCAGGTGCGGACGCACGCCCAGCTGCTTCGCGAGGGAATTGATCTCGTTGTCGACCGCCCGGTTCGAGGTGCGGACGTCCTTGTGGAGCTTCTGCAGCTTCTCCGCTTCGGCGAGGGTGAGTTCCTTCACGATCTTCTCGCCCTCGAGCGGGTCGACGATCGCGCCGAGGACGTGATGGACCTGGCGCTTGAACACCCTGTACTTCTTCGCGAGCCGCTCGCGCTCCTCGTCGAGCGCGTCGACGGCCTTCTCGACCTTCTTCGTCAGGCCGTCCAGCTTCCAGTACGCCTCACCGCTGATGCACCGCTTCTTCTTCTCCGGCATCGGGGGATCCTTTCGTCAGTGCTTGTCCCAAAGATCGACCACGACCTCCGTCGGGATCTTCGCCTTAAACTGCGCCAGCACGGACGCAAGCGCGCCGCGCGCGATGTCGTACGCCTGGCGGAACTTCGTCTCGTGGTACGGCAGCCCGCGCTCCTCGCCCTCGGGCGCCTCGTCGTCGAGGTTCTCCGCGGGATCGTAGTCCTCGGGCTCGGTGATGTAGCCCTGCTCGAGCCAGCGCTTCAGCTCGCCGGGGTTGAGCGTGAGCTTCCGGCGCGGGCGATCGCGCCACGGCTTCCCCTGGTCGTCGACGAACTCGAGCACGAGCACCAGCTGCGAGCGCCGGTTGTCGCCCGCCGGCTCGGGGCCGACGCCGATGATCTTGAAATCGGCCGGCTTGTTGGTGGGCCACTGAATCGCCATGTCAGTCCTCCTTGATCCTGATCAGCCCGCGCTCCGCCAATGCGCGCGCGAGGTCCTGTGCGAGCGTCGGCGACGAGAGCGAGAGCTCGCCATCCTGCCGTGGCGGAACGGGCGTCACGTGCCACACGCCATCGACGAACCGCAGCACGGTGTGCGGCTGCGCGGCCGGCGGCTCGAGGTCGGGGCCGGTGATCGGCACGCGCAGGTAGCGCGGCGCCTCGAGCTGCGGCTTGTGCCTCAAGTCGCCAATGTAGACGACCAGGTTGTCGTCCTGTGTGTCGACGATGAACCCGCGCATCACGGCTCCCTTCTGGTCATCATGCGAAAGCCGAAGACCTGGACGGTGAGCTGCGCCGCGCCGCTGTTCTCCTCGACCGCGTAATCGATCTGCTGTGATGCGTCGACCACCACCTGGGCGCGGCCGCCGAGCTCGTCGAAGTTCCCCGCGGTCTGGACGCGCATGCCCTGTGCGGTGTTCGTCCAGCTGCTCGGCGGCGTCGTGCGCCACCAGATGCTGCCGTCGTCAGTGCTGGACGAGGACGTGTTGGACAGCTTGAAGAAGCAGTCTGCCTGGCACTTCGGCGGTACCGAGGACAGCGTGCCGGTTTCCCAGACCTGATGAGCTAGCGAGACGTCGGTGATGTCGACCGGCGGATTCGTGGACGCGTCACCCAAATAGACGAACACGTCGTCGATCTGCAGGAAGCGTATGATGTCGGACGAGCTGTCCGTTTTCACAGCGCCGATCAGGCGTTTGTAGTCGTACGAGCCCGGCATGGTCGGAGCGCTGAAGCTCGTCGAGAACAGCGCATCGACCGTCCCCGACGACGAGTCCTTGATAAGCCAGACGGCATACAGCGTCGACGCGGCGATCGAGCCGGTGTCGAGCCCGCCTGCGTTCGTGCCCTCGGACCAACTCGCATCGAGCTGCTTCGTGAGGGCCGTGCCGAGCGACATGTCCTGCGAGCCCGCGGCGTCCTTGCATTCGCCGACGGAGATATCGACGTCGGCGTCGGGGTCCGTTGCGTTGTACGACAGGATAAGGCCGGCGATGTGGCAGCGCGGCATGGCGTTCGTGTTGGTGGCGAGCTCGTGCTCGCTGCCGGCGCCGTCCTGGAAGTAGAGCTTGTTGTCGGACTTGGTGTAGAGCTTGCCGTAGCCGGCGTCGTCAGTCGGGGTGGTGGTTTCCTTCAGGCAGAGGACGCCGCCTTTGAGGGTGAGGTCGGCGTAGTCGGAGGGTGAGTTCGTGTTGATGCCGACGTGGCCTTCGGTCACTGAGAGTTCGATCGTAGCCGTGCTGTCCAACGCTCCGTCGCGCCCGACAAAGAACCCGTCGTTCGAGCCACCGTCGTCCGTATCATAGAGGAAGTAGGTGGACGCCTTACTCGTGATCAGCGTCGTGTTCGTGCCCTGGCCGGCGATCCAGTTGCGGTTCTGGCCCGAGTACTTCCCGATGATGAACCCATAGGACGAGTTCAGAATCCTCGCGTTCCCCGACACGTCCAGCGTGTAGGTGGGGGTCATGCCGATGCCAACGCCGCTTGCGCCCACCACCATCACATTGGAATTAAAGCGTGCCGCAGTGGCATAGGCGATGTCAACGTAGCCGATCCCCCCTGCGTAGACGTACTCTGTACCTGCAGTCGTGCCAGAGGCAACATAGTAGGTCCGCCGGGCATTGCTCATGACAATGTGGCCGGCGGAGTTCGTCCGCCACTGTTCAACGAATGCTGCCGTCGAGTCGTCGCGGTATCCGACGATCAGCGAGTCGCCACCGTCGCGGGCGATACATGCCGCGTTCGACTCCTGCGAGATAGTGACAAATGCCTGAATGCTGTTGTCGACAATGCAGAACGTCGGGGATGAACCGGCAATGGTCAACGTGTGACTACCGTATACATCGAGAGCCGATGTGCCAATGCCTACGTCGCCCGCGAAGTAGTTCTTCGTGCCGGTACCAGTCTGATAGACCCCCCAGTGATTCGTGATTGTGCCAGCACTGCTCAGGCCCTCAATGTAGACACCGTACGCATTGGTGATGGTCCGTTCGCCACTCGCGCCGGCCGAGTAGATCCCGGTCCGGGCCCAGATGGCCCTCTGGTCGGCGAGCGTGCCCTCAAAGCCGGAGTCGTTGATGTGCATCTGCGTCGCGTACCCAACGAGATAGCCGCTCTCAGTTTCACCGGCCGGGATGACAACGTTATGTGCCGCGACGTAGTGGATGATGTTGTAGTGGGTCCCGCTGGTCGTGAGCGTGACGTTGAAGTCCTGGTAGAACGCGAACGTGCCAGCGTCGGTCTTGTCGACACGCATCTGCAGTGGATAGCTGGGGCTGACGCCGATTCCGATGTTGCCGTAGAACCGTGCGGATCCTGTCATGAAGCGATGTTGGGTCGCAGCGTAGTAATCCGAGTAGCCAGCACCGCCACTCGTGAGGACCTCGGTCCCCGAGAACTTGAACCCATCCGCCGTGATCGAGTAGCTGCCGACGTCCCAATCACCACTCAGCCCTCGCGTCCCGGCGCAGAGCACGTATTGCGTGTGATCGTCATCGCCGAGACCGAGCAGGCCGCCGTGGTCCGTGTTGCTGCCGTCGGCGTAGCCGAGCGCATGCTCGGCGCCGGCGCCGTCCTGGTAGTAGAGCGTATGGTCCGACTTGGTGTAGAGCTTGCCGCGGTCCGCGACCGCGTCGGGCGTGGTCGTCTCGTCGATCTCGAGGTAGAGCGAGTTCTTGACCGCGTACCCGCCGAGGTCGAGGTTGCGCGAGAGCGCGTAGTAGTCGTCGGGGAAGCCCATGCGTGACCTCTACGGCCGCTGCTGCCTGTCGATCTTCGACTCGATACGATCGAGCTGCGCCTTGATCGTCTCGTACTGCGTCTCGAGCCGGGCGATGCGCTCACGGAGGTCGCCGACCTGGCAGCGGTTTTCGGTGGCCTGCGCCCACACGACGCCGCAGACGCCCATGACGATCGCGAACGCGACGCCCGCCAGCCACACACGCCACTTGCCGTTGCCATTGCTGTTCATGTCAGTCCTCCCTCGTGAACCCGTCGAAGCTCTTCTCGACGTGGCGTCTGATGTGACGCATCGCCCGGTACAGAGCGAGCGACGGCCGCGTGCCGGGGTGGCGCACCTTCTTGCGGAACACGTAGGTCCCGTCGCTGCCGATGAAGCGCAGCGCCTTCGCGCGCCGCGCCGCGATCTCGTGCGGCTTCGAGCCGAGCTCGATCGGACGGATATACCGTACCGCGTTCGTCAGGATCACGTACGGCCGTGGCCCGGTCAGCCGCGCCTCGTATGATCCTTCCCGCATCCCCTTTGCGACGCCCGGGCCGCGAACGCCGATGTGAGCACCGACGCTGCGCGCGAACGGGATCCAGCCGCCGCGCGCCCGACCGCTGACTCCGGGTGTCAAAGGGATCACCGAGCGCGTGAGGTCTATCGCCAGCTTCTTCACCGCGATGCCGGCCTTCTCCGGCGCGATCACGCCGATGAATCGCGCGATCGATCGCTCGAAGCGGTCCGTCTCCATGTGGAAGACCGACTCGCGATAGCTCACCGAATGCTCGCGCCAGCGCATGCATCACGTCTTCCTCACGATGACGTCGTACTCGATCTGGTCCTGGTCGAGCGCGAACGACACCACGTACCACGTGTCCGAGCCGATGGCGATCTCGTCGTCGGCCTGAGGCGTCGACGTCAGGTCCGACGCGAGCACCTTGAAATGCTGATCGCCTTCGACCACACCAACGCCCGCCATGATCTCGCGCTTCGTCACCGGCCCGGCGCGGACGATCGTCACCGTGTCGTCGGTGAAGTCGGGCGTCTCCGTCAGCGTGGCGGCCGCGACCGAGTGATCACCGCCGTGCTTCCACGTAGCGGACACGCCGCTGTCGGCGTAGACGAGTGCGGCGTCAGCGGCCGCTTCGTAGTCCAGGCTCATGGCGCCGCCCTCAGATCGCCGGATCCTCGAAGACCGTCTCTTCCTCACACGGCAGCGACTCGAGCTCTTCGCGGAGATCCTTCGCCAGTGCACGCAGCTCGCGCAGCCGCGCCGTCTTGTCGAACTTACGGCCGCCGGCTTCGTAGTTGATGAGCTTCCCGTCGGCATCGGCGACCAGCGCGGAGATCGCGGACTGCACCGCGTCGAGCTCCGTCTGGATGTCGTCTTCGGTCCTGGCCATGATGCCTCCGGATCACGTCCGCCAAGTATTTGGGGCCGGGGCCGCACACATGGCGCCTGCCCCGGCCCCCTCCCCCGAATGGAGTTTGACCGTCCGCGCTGCTACGCGGTGCTCTTCACTACGTACGCGTCGTCGGTCGCGCTGACCTCGCCGTACTCGCTGGCGCGCACGCGGAGGACGACGTCCGCCTCGAACCAGCGCTCGCCCTGACGCAGCTCCTCGAGCACCCTGAGCAGCCACTTGTAGAACCAGCGGAACTGCTTCTTGAAGGCGCCGACGTACCAGGTGCTCGTGCTCTGCGCATCGAGCAGGTTGCTCGACAGCGGGCGCAGCCTGCCCCGGTACGGGTTGGACGCGCGCGTGATCGGGCCGGTGCCGCTGGACAGCGCGTCGTACTCGATCTCCGTCGCGTTGGCGACGCGGTGCGCCGTCGACTCGAGGGCCGACGGCACGAGCAGGATCATCTGCTGCGGGATGACGATCCGCTTGCCGGTGCCGTCGCGGTTCTTCGTGAACGCGGCGAACAGCGCCTTCGCGTTGTCGATGTCCGTCCAGTCGGCGAGTGCGTTCGTCGCGACGGCATTGACGCGGCTGGAGTTCGTGCCGGCGCTCGTGCGGTAGAGCGCCTCGGCCGAGCCCTGCGGCTGGAACACGGTGCTGTTGACGTCCTGCACGCCGTCGAGGATCCGCGACTCCTTGTCGTCGGCCATGATCTCGCCGACGTCGCGCGCGCGGCCCAGCAGCTGGCCCGTCTGGTCCTCGAGGATCACGTCCTCGTTGACCTCGATGATGAGGCCCTTCTTGATCTGCTCGGCCGTGCTGTACCGCTCGGTCGCGAACGGCAGGACCGGGTACGTGGCGCCCGGCTTGACCGTGCCGGGCTCCGGCGCGCCTTCCAGGCCCGCGACCTTCACGTCGCGCCGGTTCTCCTGCTGCTCGGTGACGAGCTCCCGCCAGATGTAGTCCGGCGAGTTGTACTTCGCCTCCAGCTCGCTGGAGATCAGCTGCGTCGTGATCTGCTTGAAGGCGGACACGCCGACCTCTGCCTCGCGGATCTCCTGCTCGGACAGGCCGCGCAGCGGCGCGAAGCCCATGCCCTCGCGGATCATCTCGTATGCGGGGCGCTGCGTGAACGCCTCGAAGAGATACCGGATGCTCGGAAAGTCGGCAGCGCGGAGCCGGTTCGCGTTGTCGTCGGGAAGGCGAAGGGCCTCCATGATGTTCGCAGCGACTTCGCGCACGCCGGCCGACGCCACCGCTTCGCGGAGGTTCCTGATGGTCGCCATGGTCCGTCTCCCTTCGTCGCGGGCTCTGCCGGCTGGCCCTGCGTCTTACGAGTGTCTGCCCTCTCGGTCCGGCTCTAGTACTTCAGCAGGCGCAGTACGACGTGCGCGGCGCCCGCCGCGCTGGACGAGTCGGCGGCCGCGGTCTTGACCTTCAGGTCGAGCTGGTCGTCGACGTCGAAGTAGTCGTATCCGTTGGCGTCGCTCACGGCCTGGCTGACGAAGGCGCCGCGCGCGGTCCCGTCCGGGATCGTGAGCGTGTCATCGCCCTCGTTGCTCCCGTTGAGGAACGAGATGACCGGCGCGGTGGTGTCGGCCGCGACGGTCGTCTCGACGACGCCCTTGATCGCGAGGATCTTGCAGCGCCACGGGAAGAGCCAGTTCGTGACGCTCGGGTCGTTCGCCGCCGTGAGGTCCAGCTGCGTGGGGAACGGCTGGTCCACAACGCGCGCGCCTGCCAGCGACCCGCGCAGAGCCGTCGGCCACAGCTTGAGCTTGACCTTCGTGTCCGCGGAGCCCTTGCGGTCGACGGCGTAGCCGATCGCCTCCCACGGGTTGGTCACCTTCTGGAGCTTGTCGCTGTCGAGGTAGTTGCCCGACGCGTCCTTCTCCGGGCCGAACATGTCGCCGTGCTCGTACGTGGTCGAGGTGCACGGCATCTCGACGACGCCGTCGGTGAGGACGCGGACCTCGTCCGTGTCGCCGCTCTCCGAGCGATCGAGGAAGACGCCGAGGAACTTCGCGCAGAACTTCGCGCGGGTCGTCGCCTCGTCGGTGTCCCACGTGAACGAGTACGCCTTGCGGGCGTCGTCGGTGTTCAGCCACGCGAGATCGCCGCGCTCGCACGTCTGGGCGGAGTCCATCGCGAAGAACTGCTCCTCGTTGTACGACTTCTCCACGGGCACTATCGCCATTGGAATGCTCCCTTCGCGTCAACCCTCGCGTGCGTCATCCGCCTGGTGGCGGCTGGTCGCTGCCGGCTGCTACCCCTTGACCACCTTCACGGTCTCCTCGACCGTGATGGCCTTCTTCTCGTCGCCGCCGCCCGTGCGCTCGTCGGAGCGCGGCTTGCCGGCGGCCTTGAGATACTGCGCCTCGGCGACGGCCAGGACGGCCTTTGCCTCGTCGACCGTCTTCGCGTTCTCGACGGCCTCGGTGAGTTCCGTCGTGCGCGCGGCCTCCGGGATCTTCGAGTCCTTGAGGAGCTTCGCGACCTCGGTCTTGCGCTCGGCGTCCTTCGTCGCCGCCTCGAAGCCGGCGACCTTCGCCTTCGCCTCGGCGAGGTCGGCCTCGAGCTGCTTCGTCTTCTCGTCGCCCTTCGCCTCGGCGAGGCCGGCGTCGCGCCCTTCCTTGATGACCTGGGCGTACAGCTCCGGGTGCTTCGCCTTGAGCTCCTCGAGGTTCATGGCAGTCTCCTTCTTGTCCTGGTCCTTCGATTCGCGGAGGCTCGACGTCGTGGCCGGATCCACGACCACATCGACCGACTCGACCTTCATGATCTTCGTGACGCGCTTCATGCCACCTGCCCCGAGATCACATGCGACATGCCGACGGCCGACGGGTTCGTGTCCGCGACCCACAGGAGCTTGTCGCCGTCCTCGCCGGGGCCGACATGAACATCGCCCCGCATGCCGGCGACGTCCTTCTCCATCACGTAGCGCGGACCACGCACGAAGGCGACCATCTTCAGCGGGCCGCGATCACCGTCGTGGCCGGCGTAGATCGGCTTGCCTTCGTAGAGAGGGACTGCTTCGCGGATCGCATCGCGGTCGTATGAGTAGCCATTCGCCGAGTGTTCGTTGAGCAGCTTGACTCCGTAGATGATCCGTTTCTCAACGTCCACCCTGAAGCCATCGCCGCTCAGTTCGATTGCCTCGCGAATGGTCTCTTCGGCCACGTGTCCGGACCTCCGCCTTCACTCGTGATAGATTCGGACAGGAGGGTCGGACAGAAGGGTGGCAATCGCGCATCAATTCGCGACGCGCTTGAGGTCGCGCAGGGGACGGGAGCCGCCCCCCGGTGCCGGCAGGTCGTCGTACGTGATCCTGCCCTTCGTGATGAGTTCGTGTCGGCCGGCACCGAGGACGCGGCGCTGCGTCGCTGCGGGTTGTCTCCTGATCCACTGCCGCCAGGTCGTGCGTCCGCGAATGAAGCGGCCCCCCGAGAGCATGCGCCCCGGCGGCTCGATTTCGTCCATGGGGATCCCGAGCTCGCGCCAGGTCCTGGCTACCGGCGCGTAGGTGCACCCGCACTGCGGATGCAAAGGGATCGACGGGCGATCCTCATTGGCTCCGAAGACGCGCCCGTCGTATGAGCCGCACTCGACACACGTGTTCTCCCAGGTGGCGATGAACTCGTACCCGGCGATCACGTCGGAGAACGCCTTGAGTGCCTTCTCCTTCGCTTGTGCCGCACAGCGCGCGAGCTCGGTCCGCGCGATCGAGCGCGCGCGGTACTCGTCGCCATCCACCAGGCCGCGGATCGCGCGCGCCAGATCGTCGACGGAATCACCGCGCGCGAACGCCATGCTCGTCTGCGAGAGAACCTCCCGCGTCGACTCGGCCGCGATCCTCGTGAACCGTTTCGGCCAGGCGACGCCATCGACCGGTGCGAACGCCAGCTCGGCCGCCTGCGCCTCGGTGAACACCGGCGAGCCGAGACGCATGCCGACCTGGCCGGACGTCTGGATTCTCTTCGCGAAGTCGTCGAGCTCGGGCTCCTCCAGGTCGTCGATGGTGTACGCGTCATCGTCCTCGCGAAGGCGCGACTCCATGACGGGCGCGGGCATCGCCGAGCGCAGCTGCTCGCGCAGAACTGAATCGACGTCCCGGACCTCATCGACCAGCCGGCGCGCGAGCCATTCCCGCAGTCGATCGAGCGCGCGCGTGATCTCGGTCCGTACATAGAACGCCTCGACGGGCGCGCGCACAGCCCGCTGCATGAGCACGTGCGAGAGCACCCGATCGGCAACGCCGTCCCAGACGACGCGCTGCAGGGCGAGCTCGTCGGCCCAGCGATACAGCCGAGCTCCCTGGTCGGCGATGACTGCGTCGGAGAGTGATGCGCGCGGGTAGGTCATGCCCGAAGCAGCGCCTCCCTGAAGGAATCCCGCACCGACTCGGGCGAGAACTGGGACTTCCGCGCATCGGCAACGGCAACGACCTGGTCCCAGTAGTCCCTGCTGCGCGGCAGCTCCCGCAACCACGCGTCGATCATCTTCTCGTGACCGTACATGCACGAGATCTCCGGGAAGAGCCACCCCTGGAACATCGTCTCGCGATAGCCGACGCACGGTACGCCGACGGCCGCGCAGTCCGCGGCGAATCGACCGAGGCTGTAGTCGGGGTCGAGGTGGATCGCGGCCCTGCACTGTGCCAGGCGCGACAGGAACTGCGAGTACGGCAGAACGTCGACGAAATGCCCGTCGAACAGAGCGCGCAGACGGCCGCCGACGATGGCATCATGCTCGGGCCGATGACGATCACGCAGCGTCATGATCCTCCAGTCGTCGTTCGGCAGCGCGGCGCGCGCGATCGCCAGACTCAACAGGCCCCCGCGGTGTGCGGTCGGACTGGCGCCGACGAAGATCCAGTTGCGCCGGTCGTCGGGCGTTCTGCGGTGCAGCTCGGCGTCGCGCGGGAATGGGAAGAGCAGGTAGCCGATCGGTCGCTTCGTAAAGAACTTCCATGTGCCGATCAACTCGGGATTCTGCACGAGCACCAGTCGCGCGGCGCGCAGCGCCTTGATGTAGCGCTCACGGTCGCCGAGCGGCAGCGTGTTCCAGATACAGCCCGGCCCCTCCTGGAAGACGGCGACGAAGTCGTGGACGCGCGTGAGTTCGAGGACGGCCTTCGCGAGCGCCGCGTGCAGGTCCACGAGGACGACGTGGTATGCGGACAGCGCCTCGATCGCTTCCTGGTCGAGCTCGGTGCCGATGAACATGTCCGCCCCGATACAGGCGGCGATGCCCTCGACGGAGCAGAGGTGCTCCTGATTCTCTGGCGGTCGTGCATCCCACCTCTTGCGGATCGGATGCGGATCACCGGTGTAGCACGACACGAGAGCGGTTCGGGGGAGATCGCTCACGCCGTCCTCCGTTCAGCAGTAGATGGCCTTGCGAATCACGCACTGATCAAGTGCCGACACGTTCAGCATGGCGAGCTCGCCGTTCTTCGGGCCCGACGCGTTCGTGCCGATGAAGAAGGCGCGTGCCTCGCCTGCGTCCTGTATGCGCTCGGCCAGCGAGGCGATCGCGAGGCCGAAGTAATCCGCGATCGCCTGCGCGACGCCCGGGCACTTCGTCCAGCCGAAGTCGTCACAGATGATGGAGCCGCCGAGCGGCAGCCGGGGCCAGAAGTACTCGAGCCCCGCCTTCGTGGACTCGTACAGATCGCCGTCGAGATGCACGCATGCGAAGCAGAGAGAGTCGACGTCGGCCGTCGTCTCAGGGAACCGGCCGACCTTCAGATGATGCCGGTGCAGCGACCCCGTCCGGGCCGCGAGCCACGAGAGGACCTCCTGCGCGGACGTGTCGCCGAAGTCGCCACGCTGGTGCACGTCGACCGACGAGGGCTCCGGCATCCCGGCGAACGTGTCGAACAGATACAGATCCTTGTCCGGGGCTGCCAGTGACATGAGGCAGGCCGTGCCGCCACGCCACACGCCGAGCTCGGCGAAGTCGCCGGGGAGTTTCCGGGCGCGCCGCGCCTCGCGCCAGATGGACGCGCACCGGTCCGCCGGAGCGCAGCATCGGTCCTTCGCAGTCGCATACGCCGCCGCAAAGTCCGAGAGGGGGGTCTCGCTCGTCACCACAATGGCCTTTCCCGGGCCGGAAACCCGGTTCAGAAAGTTTCAGAAACGCTCCCTAGTCTTCCCGGTCGTCGCCGTTCCGATCGCCGCTCTGAGGCGGCGTATCGCGCGAATCGTCGGCCCGATCCGGGGGGCCCTGGTCGCCATCGCCGCCGCGATCGCCGTCCCCCTGGCCCCACTCCGGATAGCTCCTGCGCTCCTCCTCGTCGGCCATATTCGAGTTCTCGACGTCGGGGTCGAGGCCGTCACGGATGGCAGCCGTGCGCTTCGACATCCAGCCACCGCTCACGGCGATCGAGTCGCCCTTCACGTCCGGCAGTCTCTCGCCGCGGGGGAAGCGCGGCCCGATGATCTTGGCCTTGCGCACGAGCTCCTTAACCCGCTCCGGGCCGCCGAGGAGTTCGACGCGCGACATGAGCACCTGCCGCATGGCCGGACGCTGAACGCGCTCGGCCAGACGGCGCTGCCAGCGCCGGATCGAGACCTGCGACGCCGTCTGGCTGATCATGACGCCCGCGTACGTCGCCGACTGCGCGTCCATGCGCGAGAGATACTCGGCCATCCGCGATCCCTGCGAGAGGCGCAGGCCGAGCTCGCGCCCGACGTTGACCAGGTCCTTCGCATCGACGTTCGGCGAGAGGTATTCGTAGTCGGTGTTGTTCGTGTCGATGATCGTGCCGCCGCGGTATCGGCGACGCCTGACGCTGCGCTTCGAGCCGCTGGCCGTCTCGTTCGTCGTGCCGGTCTTCTGCGCGTCGGCGAACGTCCGGACCTGTCCCGGCGTCGCGCCGAGGTGCTTGCGGATCATGACGATCGCCGTGCGCATCCTGACCAGCAGCAGCAGGTCGTACAGCCATTGCCCGTAGCTCTTCACCGTGTCGCTCGACGCGAAGAGCAGCGGGAGGCCCCGTTTCACGTTCGACTGCGTGCCGATCTTCCACCACGTACAGGCGGTCGCGTCGACGGGGACGATCTCGTTACCGTACTCGATGTTGAACCGCAGGATGGTCTCGACGTCCTCGGGATCCGTCTCGATGGGGTCGACGCCCTGCCGCGGCGCCTTGAGCTTCTCCGGGTCGACGAACCGCTGCTTGAGATCCACGCCGTCCCAGAACCAGCGCATGAGCATCTCGCCGTCGACGAGCACACGCTCGAAGGCCTCGTCGATCCTGTCGACCCACAGCGTCTCGTCCGACCATTCGTCCCAGAGCTGCTGCGCGGTCTCGGCCAGCTGCTGGTCGTCGTGCTGGAACGTGGTCGTGAGGCCGGAGTCCTGAAGCGAGAGGTCGATGATGCAGTTGATCAGGCCCAGGTACGTCTCGTCGAGCAGGAACAGGTCGCGCGACTTCGCGCGCGCCATCTCGAGGCTCTTGGCCGGCCCGCGCCACGGCAGCATGCTCTTCGACCTCGTGGATCCCCAGTCGCGATCGTCGTCGTCTTCGTAGTCCGACCAGGCCTCCATCACGCGGCGCCAGTCGTTGAACGCGCGCTCCGCCAGGGCAACGCTGGCCTCGGCCTCGAGCGCATCGGCACGCGCGGCGGCCCGCCACGCGCGGTACTTGTCACGGATCAGTCCGAACATCCGAACTCCCCTTCTCTCGCGGGCTCGTGCACCTCTTCGCGGTCGAACGTCTCGACGCGCGGGACGAAGAAACCGCCGATCTTGCATGCCAGCAGTTCGTAGGCGCTGGCGAAGCGCTGGTGGTCCTTGCCCTTGCTCCAGACGTAGCGGATGTCGCCGGACGGCGTCTTCTTCGCCAGGCGCTCGGGCTTGCAGAGCTCGTCATAGAACTCGCCCTCGAGCAGCGTCGCGGCGTCGCGCGGCAGCTCGACCTGACGCCTGATGTAGGTCTGCTGATCTGCGTCGAGGAGCGAGGTGCGGTCGACGCGCACGATACCCTTCTGTTCGTCGACCGTGACACCAGCGAGCGAGTCGCCCTGAAGGAAGTCGCAGCGCCAGAGCCGCCACCACCACCCGGACGGCTCGCCATCCTTCGTGTATCCGGTGACGCCGTGCTCGAGCTCGCGCTGGAACTCCTCGAGCAGATGCGTCTCGGGCCGCGCGTCGGCGACGACCAGCGCAACGTTGTAGCGGTCGAGCAGCTCGCGCACCTGCCGCTTCGACCGCAACTTGCCGGCGAACACCAGGCGCCGCTGACTGCCGCCGGGACAAACTGATATCCGCAGGTCGAAGCGCGCGCCGATGTCGAGTCCCGCGACCGCGTGCACCGCAGCATCGGGCATCGTGTAGTTGCGCACGCAGCGGCTGAGCATCTCGGCGGTCAGCCGCGATCCCGGCGCGGCGTACGGCAGGCCGAGGCGCTCGTTGTAGAAGACCTCCATGGAGGCGACGTCGTCTTCGGCCTTCTGGAACTCCTCGACGAGCCTCCGCAGCGGCACCGAGGCGAGGAACAGCTGGCTGAAGTGGTAGCTCCTTCGCGTCGCGCCCGTGTTGGTCGGCTTCCAGAATGCGAACGCCGGGTCGCGCTCGAGGCGGTCTATCGGACTTGCGCACGTGCGGCAGTAGATGTGGGGATCTGAGCCGGAGCCCTTCTGCCACTTCGGGTCGAGCAGCTCGTACCCGATGACCTGGCCCTCCTCGTCACGGAGCGTCTTCACGACGTTGACGAACCAGTCGAGCGGTTGCTCGTCGCCGCACTGTCGGCACTTGATGTGCCACTCGCGCTTGTCGCCCTGCTCGTACACTTTCGCGATCCCGACGTCGGGGTGCGTCGGGTTGGCGATGTGATACACGATGCGGTACTGCGAATGGTCGAGCCGGCCGAGCGCCAGCTTCAGGTTCTCCTGGTCGCACTCGTCGTATTCCTCGACCACCAGCATGTCGACGGGGATCTCGCGGAAACTGCGGCGGGTCTCGGCCGAGGCGAAGTTGATCACGCCGTGGCCGAAGGCCTTCAGGCCGACGTTGTCGACTTCATCCGGGGCCGCCTTGAGCAGATCGCGATACCGGTCGACGTATTCGAGCGGTCGATCGATGCGGTTGTGGACGTACCTGCCGCGCTGATCGTATGTCGGGAGCACGACCATCACGCCGAGGCCGCTGGAGGCCGCGGCCAGGATCATCGGGATCGTCGTCTCGGTGACGCCGCACTGCACGCACTTCATGATGTCGGCGCCCAGCGGGATCTCGTTGATCAGCTCGCGCTGGTAGGGGGCGTCGTCGAAGCGCAGCATCTGGTTCGAGTGCGTGCGGTGGATCCGCGTGAACTCCAGCCGCCGCGAGGCGATCTGCTTCATCGCCAGCAGCAGCGCGAGGCGCTCGCGATCGACCCGTTCCTGATCAGATGCGCCGGGCATCGAGTTCCCTCGATTCGCGCTCGATGTCCCGGACCAGGTCTGCCTTCGTGCCCTTCGCCGCGCGTTCCTTCGGGCTGTCGATGTGCGTGTGCACGTGCACGCTGCGCGCGTCGACCGTCGGGACCGGCGACTGCGACTTGCGGCCGAGGCCGAGGATGTTGTGCAGCTCCTTCACGATCTTTGGCAGGGAGTACGCGAGATCCGGCGCCTTGAGATCGCCGTCCTCGATCTTCGCGGCGAGAGCGCGCAGCGCCTTCGGCATCATGTCCGAGGACACCTTCGCCAGCTCGATGAGGCCCTTCATGTGCGTCCGCTGGACCTCGACCTCGAGCAGCGCCATCTCCTCGGCCAGCTTCTCGCGCGACTCCTTCGCCACCGCTCGATCGATCTCTTCTTTCCGTCGCAGCCAGTCCTCGCGGTGCTCGGCGAAGATGCTGCGCAGCGTGTTCTCGGCGATGGAATCGAACTCCTCCATCATGCGCAGCTTGCGGAGCGTGCCCTTGATCGTGCCCGTCTGCAGCCAGACCGCGAAAATCTTCTCGGCCTTGTCGATGCCGCCGTAGTAGGTGCGGGGCATCTTCTTGTCCCGCTTCTTCGCGGTGGGCTTCTTCGCAGCCGCGCGCCTGCGCTTCGGCGCCGCCTTCTTCTTCGCGGTCTTGCGGGTGCGCTTCGCCATGGCGGGCTACTCCAGGCCGAGCCTCCGGCGCACGATCCGGCGCAAGCCCTGGCCGATCGTCCGGCCGATCGTCTTGCGCTCGCCCTTGGCTTCCTTCGCGGCGCTGTCGATGGTCTTCGTGACGGATGACGGGTCGTTGTTGCTGTTGTCCTCGAGCAGGCCCTTGATCAGCTCACCGCCGATTGCCGCGCTCCGCTTCTCGACCAGCGGCGCGTCGATCGCCGAGAAGTTGCCCTTGCGCACCTGCTGGACAACGCGCGCGACGGCGACCAGCGACTTCCAGGTGATCCAGCCACGACGCAGCGCGATAAACAGCGCCACGACCAGCACGAGCTCGACGACGGAACGGACGTTCCACACTTCAGGCAGGAGTGACTCGAGGCCCATGGGGGAGCTCCCTTCTGTCCGGGTACATCTATGAGTTCGGACAGAAGGGGCGTAACTGCAGGGGGATTCGGGGGGAGAATAGGAGACGGGCTAGGGTCCGTCCCATTCGCAGATGTATCCGACCGGCGCGCCCCAGTTGTGCTGGACGTCATCCCACTTCTTTGTTGCAGCCACAATGCATCCGCAGTCTTGAATGCCGCCGCCATCATTGGGCTCGTTCGTTGCCCAATCGGCGTATGCGACCTTCGTGCCGTCGAGCCAGCGCCAATCGCCTTCAACCTCTGCATCTGATGCGCCAAGCCAGAAGCGATCCCAGCGACCATCTTCCGGGACCAAGGACGCAACAAAGCGGGCCTCGTCTTCGGTTTCGATAATCACAAGGTGGCCGCCGACCGCAATACATGCGTCACGCGCTTCCTCCCACGTCACATGCTTCTCGACCAGCCGATATCTGTGCCCTCGGAACGTGCGGTCAGTTAAGGCCCCCTGTGTGACCGGTGTCTCAACGAGGTATTGGACACCACGAGCCCCTCCCACCACGATTTGCGAAACACGGTCGGCGGAAAACCAGAAGAGCAGTCCATGGTCGTGGTAGTAGATCCTCGAGGACGTCCCCAACACGTACAACATAGCGTCAGCACTCGTCATCTCCGCCTTGTCTCGCACGCGAACGATCGCCTTTGGCTGGCCATACCATGCGAGCACTGATGTCTTTGGCGAGCCCAGACCATAACCACTGCCGTTGAGACGCCATGGATATCCTCGATTGAAGTGGAGCTCATTCACATGACCGGTTTCCCCAATGCACACGTTGAGGTGCCATGCCGCTGAGTAGTCCAAGTAGATCCCGGTAGATCTCGCGCATGGTTCGCCGAGCACACGTTTGAGGTCGGCTTCCTTCATGCCGATGTGGATGCGCTTCCAGCCCCACCCCTCAACTATCATGTCGCCGCCGCTGTGCATCTCGTATCCGTTGCCGAATGACACCGACAGAAAACGATGTAGATGGTTTCGCTTTGGACGAGCGGCATCGGAGTCTGCATAGTCGATCATCCATTGCCGCTGGCCGCGAAACAGACGGAGCGGAACGCAGGCGAGCTGTCGGCGCTGCTTGTCCAATGCCCACGGGGTTGCTGCTTGCGGAGCGGCGAGCAGCCTCGATCCGTCTGAGAAGAAGGCCGCCCTCAGGTCGGTCATCGGTACAATGCATGTCTCGTTGCCGACAACGCAGGTGAACACGTACCCAGTATCCACCCTATCGATACGCGCTACTACCGCTTCCCCACGCGGTCCGTCGGCAAAGACCAACTCATCCAACGAACCGATCTGAGCTCGAGTCAGGCCGTCAGTGTCGACAAATGGGCTGGGGTCACCCGCGGTCAACAGCACCGCCATCATGAGCGCGTTCATCGGCACTCGTTCCCTCCATAATGAAACACACACCTACCACACGGTACACCTCAAGGAGTTCGTCGCGATGCTTCTCCAACGTTCGCTGGCCGCCCGCGATGTTGATGGGCTCAAGAATGAAGGTATCCGCACGCGTGACCAGCGACAGGCGTCGGAACAGCGCACGGGTCGGGTCAAGTTTGCACACGACCAGGTTCGGCGGCTCAGGGTCCTTCGTGTCGCACATGACGTAGTTGCCGTCGACAGCAACAGGCGCCATTGAGTCGCCGATGACTCGAAGCGCCATGAGGCCCAGCGGTAGCCTCACGGCCCCCGTGGCGTTCTCATCGATTTCGATGTCGCTGCCATGGTCTTCGGGATTGCCGGCGCCGACCGTACCGAGGAGAGGCACAGGGCCGAAAGGTGCTCCTAGCTGATTGACAGCGCCAGTCTGATGACCCAGATTGAGGTCAGCCATCCCCGGGTTCAGCAATCCAGATACGGACACGTCCAACGCAATGGCCAGTTTCTCGAGATTGGGAATACTGGGGACTTGTGCTCCTCGCTCCCAGTCACTGATGGTCGACCTATTGACGCCCAACTTTGTTGCTAGCTCGTCCTGGCTGACTTGCTTGTACCGACGCAGCAGCTTCAAACGCAACCCCTGAGCTTCCCACGGTCTAGCAGGGGAGGCGCCCAACTTTGTTGGGTCTTCGCCATTGACACGCCCAACATTGTTGGGTACATTCTGTTCGTCATGGCTACCCCTGAGGCCATTCCCCCGAGGTCGTTTCCCCACGGTCTTCCCCCCTCGCCCGAGGGGCACCAGGGACCAGCCCACCGAACGTTTCAGGGGCGTGAGGTGAGCGCTGGTCCCGTGACGCCGACCTGCATTGGTAACGGTACGACGAAGCTGCAACGTCCCGCAAGCATACCGTGCAGGAATTCCATATTTCTCGCGGGAGGCCCGGACAAGATCCGCGAGACGGTGCGCGCGCTGCGGGCTGCGCGGTGGCCGGTGCACAGAATAGCCGACTTCTTCGGCATTCGCCAGTGCCGCGCCCGACGGCTCATCCGGGAGGTTGAAGGCACGACCTGGTCACGCTCGAAGGCGAGGTTGCGGTGAGCGACACGACGCAGGAGATCCGCCATCTCGTCGACATGCCGCTCGCCCAGCTGCGCGCGCGGTACGAAGAGATCTTCGGCGAATCCACCGACAGCCGTGACACCGCGTACCTCGCGAGGCGGATCGCCTTCGCGCTGATCACCAGGGAACGCGAAGACGAGCGCGACGAGCGACAGCGCAAGCCGCGCTTCACGGCCGCGGACATCGCCTCCGGCCGCGCGAAGATCCTGCGCTGCGACAAGTGCCGCCGGCCGCGCGTGGTGTCTGCCGAGTTCGTGGCGAAGCTCAAGCACATGGTCCCGAATCACTTCTACTGCTCCGAGTGCCGCAAGGACCACGCCCGCCGCGCCCCGGAGCGCGCCGGCCTCGAGCGGACCCGGAAGCAGATCGAGCGCGAGCGCGCGAGGAGGCCCCGGTGAAGCGCGCGTTCCTCGTCCTCGGCCCGGAGAGCTCGGGCAGCCGCTTCGTGACGGAGCTGCTGGTCAACGCCGGCTGCGAGGGATCCGCCGATCACCACCAGCCCTTCGACAACGACCCGCCTCGCGACCAGGAGCTCGTCGTCTGGCGTCGCAGCTATCCGCACGGCGAGGACTGGCCCGACGCGTTCGAGCTGATCGAGGACCTCCGCGTTCGTGGCTACAGCGTCGCGGCCGTCGTCTGTATGCGCGACTTCTACGCGATGTGCGCCTCGCAGGTCCGCGTGGAGCATGCTCCCAACACCACACAGGCCCTCACGGGCGTCCGCCACGCTTACCGCAGCATCTTCGCCGACATCACGCTGTGCGCGGTGCCGTACTGGATCGTCTCGTACGAGTCGCTCGTTGCGCGCCCGACGCGCGCCGCGCAGGCGTTCGTGCGGATGCTCGGCCTCGACATAGAGCCCGAGCGCATCCCCGAAGTGAAGGACGGCAATGCGAAGTACTACTAGCGACCCCGACGCGAGGACGGCCGCGGAAACCGGGCTCGGCTCCCACCCCCCCAGGGAGTACCGGACTGCGGCCGTCCGCGCGGGGGGCCGCATTCTGTCTGACGCGTCGGACATAACGCAGTGCGGGTCCGCCACAGAACGCCGCGAATCGCCAAACGGCGGCCATCGCGACGTCTGACGGTCGGACACAACGAGAGGAAGCGAGATGGCCAGGTCACCGAAGAATGCAGAACCGGCAGTGGGCATGGCGTCGGCCGCAGCAATCGCACGTGCGGCGGGAGCGGTGGCGCGCGCCCGACTGGCTCGTGGTGCAGTCCACCTCCTCAGCGCCGCAGAGGCAGCGGCGCTCAAGGAGATCCGGGACGCGAAGCTCTACAAGGGCCTTCCGGCCGAGGTCGTCTGCGAGATGGTCCCCGGCCTGCGGCCCGGCGACATCGACGGCACCTGCAACACATTCGAGGACTTCTGCAGGGCTCTCGGCTTCTCCCGGCAGCGCGTGTACGAGCGAATCCAGCAGCTCGAGAACTTCGGCGACGAGCTCGCCAGGTTTGATGAGCTGGGCGTCCCCAACCGGGTCATGCGCCTGGCGATGAGCGCACCCGACGCATCAAAGCAGCAGATCATCGAGATCGCGAAGCAGCCCGGGACGACGCGCGACAGTCTTGTCGGCACCATCGAGTCGCTGGCGCGCGAGAACGGCGAGCTCGCGCGCGACAACGAGCACACGAAGGAGCTGCTCGCCGAGCGCGACAACCAGATCGAGCGCGGCAAGAAGCAGCTGAAGAAGCTGCAGGACAAGACGCACAAGGCCGAGCAGGAGCTCGCCGCGTACCGCGCGGGCCGGAAGGTCGAGAAGGACGACGAGGACGCGATCCGCGCCCTGGCCGACCTCACGACGCTCGTCACCTGCACGATCGAGCGCATCCGCAGCACGAAGTTCCGCAAGGAGGACCCGTGCGGCGTGGCGATCGCCGCGTACATCGAGCGCGAGACGGCCGAGCTCGTCGACGAGCTGTACAAGCAGCACGGCGCACCGCCGACCAGCCCCCAGTTCAAGAAGGTCCGCGATCGCATCGCACGGATGGCCGACGACGCGGTCGACGCGGTGAGCGGCGTGGCGGCGCTCAAGAAGAAGTCGAAGGGCAAGTAGAAGCACTCCCTCCCCCGGGAGAGGACGCACATGGCAACGATCGACAACATGCAGCTCGAGTGGATCGCCGCGGAAGTCGGCGAGCTCGCCCCGCGCGCGGCCTCGGCCGCGGTGAAGCGCTGGGCGGAGACGCTCGGGGTGTCTGTCTCGACGATCAACCGCCGCCTGCGCGGCATGGGGATCCGCCGCCGCGGCGAGTCGCGGCGCAAGGGGAAGACGCGCGTTCCGCCCGAGGCGCTTCGGATGCTCGCGCACGTCATCTCGAAGACTGCGAAGTCGAAGGAAGACGTGCCGCTGATGTGTGTCCAGGACGCGCGCAACATCCTCGTTCGCAACGGCGTGGCGGCTCTGGAGGGCGTATCGGTGTCACGGCTGTCAGAGCTGCTGCGCGAGCACGGCATCTCCGCGCGGCAGGTGCGGCGCGTGCGCACGAAGTCGCCGGCCGTCTCGATCAGGACGGACGGCCCCAACCACATCCACTTCTTCGACGCGTCCGTCTGCCCGCAGTTCTTCTACGGCGGCAGCGGCATCACCTACCGCGCGGACCTGAAGGCGACGGTCTACAAGAACAAGCCGAAGAAGGTTCGCGCGGTCTACACCGACGCACGCCTCATGATCCGGTACGGGATCGTCGACGCCGCCTCCGGTGCCTTCTACGTCGACTACTTCGAGGCGCCCGGCGAGCAGGCCGCCGATGCGATCGACTTCCTGTGGATGGCGTGGTCCCGCAAGAGCGACCCGCGTTTCCCGTTCCACGGTGTGCCGAAGATGGTCGTCGGCGACAAGGGCTCCGCGACGCTCAAGCCCGGCTCGCCGTGTCACCGCTTCGTCTCCAACCTCGGCGTGCGCGCCATCACGCACGCGCCGGGCAACCCGCGCGCCAAGGGCGCCGTCGAGCAGTTGATGAACTGGTGGGAGCGTCGCTTCGAGTCGCGCCTCGCGCTCGAGGCCGCGCCCAACCTGGCCGAGCTGCGCGCACGTGCGCACGCCGTCCAGATCGAGCTGCAGAACGAGGCGGTCCACACCCGCCACAACATGACTCGCTTCAGCGCGTGGATGCGCATCGAGCAGGACTCCCTGCGCGAGCTGCCGCGCGACGAGCGCGTCAAGCGCGACGCCGCCAGCTACGCGCCGACCGAGCGCGTTGTCACCACGCAGGGCATCGTGAAGTTCGACGGCCGCGAGTGGCGCGCGCCGTCGGTCGAGCTCTACGGCCGGCCCGTGCTGGTCTATCGCGACCTGTGGGACCGCGAGCGCATCGAGGTCGTCCTCGCCGAGGACCAGACCGGCCCCCGGTTCGTCGCCGAGCCGCTCGCTCGCGACCAGTGGGGCTACGTGCTCGATGCGAAGTCCGAGTGGGGCGAGCCGCGCCGTCTGCCGGACACCGCGCAGCAGCGCGAGTTCAAGGACGCACTGCGCGCCCCCCTGCCCGAGGACCTCAAGGCGTTCCCCGAGACGACGCCCGTCGAAGACCAGCGCGTGGTGGCAATCCCGCGCGTCGGCGAGGAGATCTCGCCCGACGCCGCGGAGCGCCGCGTGTCCAACGCCAGGGCGATCGACGCCATTCGCGCCGAGCTCGAGGAGCGCGGCGTGTTCGAGCTGACGTCCGAGGACTGGTCTGCAATCTCCCGCCTCGGCGAGACGGTGACGCGCGAGGAGATCGACGCGGCGATCGAGCACATCGTCGCGACGCGGCTGAGCGGCGGGACGAAGGAGGCGACGGCGTGAGCAAACGCGTCTATCGCCACGACACGCAGCTGTGCCCGGTTTGCGGCCACGCGATCGACAGCGCGACCGGAGTGGTGGGAAGCGGCAAGCCGCGGCCCGGCCTCTACTCCGTCTGTTTCTATTGCTTCGCCGCGCTGCGATTCGACGAGCAGATGCAGCTCACGCATGTGCCGCAGGATCAGGTCCCCAACGACGTGAGCGAAATACAGGACGCGGCCGAGGCCTATGCGCTCGACCTGCAGCGGAAGGGCAACCGATGAAGTGCAAGAAGTGCGGCGGCAAGAGATCGACCGCGACGCGCGGTCCGGCAGGGACGGCCCGACTCCGTGGCCTCTGCTATCCGTGCCTGAAGGCCGAGCGCAACGCGACTGTTCCCGCGCAGAAGAAGGCGCCGCTCGGCGCAACACGTGCCGCCCCTATCGGCCGCGCATTCCGCGAGCTGGAGAAGTCGATGACCGACCTCGACAAGATGCTGAGCGGCCTGGTCGGCGACAGCGAAGAGCTGCTCGTCCGCGCCCGACGGCTCGCACATGAGGTCAACGAGCGGATCGGCCACGGGCGTTCGATGATCGAGCGCATCGAGGCCTCGGTCCGCGAGGCGAACGCCGAGCTGCGCCGGCAGGCGGCGCACGGCTTCTCGCTGCGGGCCGACGTCCAGAAGGCGAAGAACGCGCTGCCGGGCGTTCCGCAGGGCCACCGATTCGACAAGGACGGCTTGAAGCCGAAGTCGCACTGATCCGGAGATCTCACATGCCGATGCGCACCGACCCACACGTGACGCGACGCTTCGAGCTCGAGCTGATGAACCGCGGGCTGTCGCTGGTCGAGTTCTGCGAGCGCCACAACCTGCCGCACAAGACGATCTGGCGGATCGCGCGCGGCGGCGCCTCGGCCGAGCATCCGGTCGTGCCGAAGCTGAAGAAGGCGTTGCGCAAGGAACGGGTCGACGGCAAGCGCGGTATGGAGCGCGTCCGCCGGCCGAAGTCGATCGAGAACGACGACGGCACGTTCCTGCACGGCGCGTGGCGCGGGAAACGGCGCGCCGACGTCGTGCGCTGCCGCCTCGGCGTGACGTTCAGCGAGATCGCGCGCGCCACGGACATCCCGAAGCCCACCGTGCACCACCTGCTCAGCGGCTACACGCAGGGCCACAAGCGGCGCTCGAGCGCCGCGGCCGCCGACGAGCGCAAGAAGCGGATCGCCGACTACCTGCGAGCGCGCGGCGCGTGCGACGAGGAGCTCGGCGTGCTGTGGGAGCCGGCCGTCACACCAGTCACCGAGCTCGAGGACGTCGAGCCGGAGTTCCGCCGTTTTCTCGAAGGAGGGCATCTCATGCTTTCAGAGGAATCCCTGAGCCGCTGGAAGCTCGCACGCGATCCGTTCGGCGAGTTCGCACGCGAGGGCGAGGGCCTCTTCTGGGGCCGCAACCAGAAGAAGGCGTCGCAGGCTCTGAAGCGCGCGGTACGCGAGCAGTACCTCGCGGCCCTGGTCGGGCGCGTCGGCACGGGCAAGACCGAGCTGTGGCGCCACGTGCAGCGCGAGCTCGAGCAGCTGCCGGGTGCGCGGCACATGTTCGTCTACCTGCGCGACCTCACGCAGGAGAAGATCACGCCGCAGCAGGTGCAGGACGCGATGCTCGACGCGGTGCACGGACGCGACGTCTTCGCCAGCCGCCAGAAGCGGCTCAAGCTGCTCGTTCAGAGCCTGAAGATGCAGCGCGACCACGGCCGCATCGTGACGCTCGTCGTCGAGGAAGGCCAGCTGCTCAGCGATACGATCCTCCGCACCTTCAAGGGCCTCGCCGAGCTGTGCGACGGCTTCGCGAAGCTCGTCGGGATCATCCTGATCGCGCAGACGCAGATCGACGAGGTCCTGCGCTCGACCACCGTCGAGGAGGTCCGCCGCCGGCTGCGCGTGATCACGTACGCCGGGATCCATCACCTCGAGATCGAGCAGTACCTCGACACGCGGCTCACGTGGGTCGGCTCGCGTGCGAGCAAAGTCTTCGACGGCGACGCGCTGCGTGAGCTCGAGCACAAGGACTACCGCGTCGTGACGACCTCGCCGCTGGGCCTGGGCAACGTCGCCAGCCAGGCGATGGAGATCGCGCTGTACCGGAACCACTCGAAGGTGTCCCGCGCGGACATGGAAGAGGCGCTTCGGAGAGGGGACCGGGCATGACGGTCGTCGTCGAGTTCAACGGTCGCCGCTGCGTCCACTGCGTGCTGATGCCGAGCGAGACAACCCTCGGCGAGATCGCAGACACCACCGCGCAGTACTTCGGGCAGCCTGTGTTCGATCGCAAGAGCCCGTATCACCTGCGCTCGCCGAAGGGGGAGCTGCTGCGTCGAGACGCGCTGCTGTCGTTCCGTGAGCAGTACGACCGCAACGAATCGGGCGTGCCGAGCTATCGGCTGAGCGTGCAGCCGAGGAAGGACGCCCATGCGACCGCGTGAGTTCGTCGACCGCATCACCGAACACCCGCATCTCGTGCCCGGCAGTGGGCCGCGGGACGATCGAATCTACATCGTCCACTTCGACCCGGACGTCGGCGTCGAGACCGGCTGGGAGATCGAGCTCGAGACGATCCGGGCGCACCCATGGGAGACGCTTGAGGCCGTCCTCACGGGCAAGCGCCGGCCCGAGGTGATGAATCACATCACCAGGATCGTCGGCTACTACAGCAACATGCGCAACTGGAACCCGTCGAAGCTCGCCGAGCTGCGCGACCGGCACAAGGGGAGCTATGTCATCCCGGAATGACAACCTCGACGATGCCGACCTTGCGTGGGCGCGCAATCTCGCGAAGCGCTACTGCGCGAGGGCGGGGATCCGCGTCACCGCCGAGCTCCTCCACGCGGCGCAGGTCGGCCTGTGGATCGCACTCGTGAAGTTCGAGCCGGCGCGCGATGTCTCATTCCGCGGATGGGCGTGGCGCTTCGTTCGCGCGCAACTGATCGACGAGACCCGGCGCACCCACGGCAGGAGCGACCGACGCCATGCCCGGAAGCTGCATCAGCCCATGTCTCATTCGCAGACCGTCTCTGATGGCCAGGGCGACGAGGTACCGCTGTCCGACCTGCTGCCAGGGAAGAACGGCGATCCTGCGCCGCACCTCGAGGACGACGAAGCCGCTGTCGGGCTGCTGACGGAGCTCCACGCCCGCTGCACCGATCGCCAGCGCCAGGTCCTGGACCTGCTCATCGACGGGCTGACGCCGACGCAGATCGCCAAACGCCTCGGCGTCACCGTGTCTGACATCTCAATGCACAGGGCCGCAATCAAACGGAAGTGCGGGCGGGTGCTCGCACGCAGATAGAAGGAGGCCGCACATGGCGAAGAGGAAGATGACGAAGGACGAGGCGCTCTCGATCCTCCCGCGGCGCTGCCGCAGGTGGAAGCAGATCAGCGAGGCGGCGGAGCAGCTGAAGGCGAAGCTGAAGCCCGTCGTGTCCGAGATCAAGACGGCCGTCGCCGTCGTCCCGGGCAAGCAGTTCGAGGGCGCGGGCGTGCGGGCGAAGTTCGTCGAGGTCGAGGCGGTGCAGAAGGCCGACGAGGGCAACCTCGCGCTGATCGCGTCGCAGGTCCGCGCGGATGAGCTCGACGTGATCTGTCCGCGCACGATCGACGTGAAGCAGCTCGAGTCGCGCTACCCCGATCTCGTCGAGAAGCTCAGCCACAAGAAGTCGAGCCGGTTCGAGATCGACATTCTGCAGGTCGAGATGCCGAAGTCGGCGTGACCGCCGGGGCGACAAGCCCCGTGATGCCCCGTGCCTCGGCCAGTGAGCGCTCAGCTGAGGACAGTCCCACGGGGCACCACGAGGCGGGTCGTCCCGCCGGGGGGTGCCGGTGATCGTCAGGTGTTCATGGTGCGGCCGCGTTCGGATCACGGGTCATTGCACGCCCATGGTCACGGAGAAGGGCGAGCCCCAGCTGTGGGCGAAGCTCGACGACCCCGCGCCGAAGAAGTCGCACGAGATCACCGACGGGATGTGCCCCGAGTGCGGCAAGAAGCTGCTCAAGAAGTCGGGGGTGAACGAGTGAGCAAGACACCGATCCACGTTCTCAGAGCCATCTGGGCCGCGGCCCGTGCGCGCTTCGGCGACGGCGCGGAGCAGATGATCCGCCAGCTCGTCGCCCAGGAGACGGACGGCCGCACGAGCTCAACGAAAGAGCTCACGCGGTACGAGGGGCACCGGGTGCTCGACCGGCTCAACGAGAAGGACCCGGCCGCCGAGGACAAGATGCGCGCCAGCTACCACGGCGCGATCCGGCGCGGCCAGAAGGGCCGGCGGCGATCGCGGCGGAGCCCCGAAGAAGCCGACAAGGCCTCGAAGATCATCCGCGCCGCGGCCTCCGAGCAGACCGAGCTGATCCGCAAGATCGCGTTCGAGGTCGGCATGAGCGTTCAGGAATCGCCCGGCGTGTACCGCCTGGCCGACAACCAGGTCGCGAGCTGGGTTGACCGCAACTTCAAGGTGCGCTGGCGACCCGGGCAGCCGCTGCGCGAGGACCTCGCGCTCAAGATCATCTCGGCGCTGAAGTACTGGCACCGCACGCGTATGCGGAAGTGGCGCGCAGCGTGGAGCCAGAAGGTCGCGGCCCGCGCGGCTGAGATTGGCCTGCCATACCGCCACGACACCGAGGGCTGCACGATCCCCGAGTCGGCTCAGCACCGTTTCGAGGACCTCGGCGTCGTGTTCAGCGGCGGAGGGAGCGCATCATGATCGGCGAGCTGACCGGAGAAGTGATCGCACTGTCCATGACGGTCGCCGCCGTCGTGACCGTGGTCATCGTCGACGTCGCCCGGCGCTGGTACATCCGGCGCAGTACCGAACGCAGGCGCCGCGAGTGGCAGCTGCTCTCGCGCCAGCCGTGGAACAGGTGGCACCGGTGATCGAGCTGCCGGCCATCACGCTCTGGGCGCCGTGGGGATCTCTGATCGCGGCGCTGTTCAAGCAGATCGAGACGCGCACGCATGACCGGTTCCGCAGCCTGGTCGGGCAGCGCATCGCGATCCACCAGGGCCTGAAGCTGGACAGCCTCGGGCACGTCTGCTATGAGCTCGCGACGCTCGGCCGCGACGACGCGCTCGCCTGGCTGCCGACGCGGCTACGGTCACTTCCGCGCGGTGCCGTCGTCGCGACGGCATACGTCGCCGCGCATCGCGAGCTGCACGTCTGGGACTGCTGGCATGCCTGCTGCAACTGCATCGGCCTGTACGGCCTGTTCCTCAAGCACGTGAAGCCGCTCGAGACGCCGATCGCCATGCCCGGCCATCAGGGCATCTGGCGCTGTCATCTGCCTGAGTCCGCCGTAGCTGCGTAGCCAACTCCTGGGGGGGAGATTGGATATGCGACATGTCGAACGCGCGCACGTTCGGCCCCGCGTACGACGAGGCCCTCGACGGTAAACGGCTCCACACGCAGTTCAAGACCATCCTCGGGTTCATGCTCTCGGGTACATGGCGCACGCTCGCGGAGATCTCCGCGAAGCTCGGCTACCCCGAAGGATCGATCTCCGCGCAGCTCCGTCACGCAAAGAAGCCGGAGTTCGGCAGCTACCGCCTCGAGAAGCGCCGCCGCGCCGGCAAGGGCACGTGGGAGTATCGGCTGCTGCCGCCGCTGCCGGGCGAGCCGGGCAAGCAGGAGATGCTCTTCAACACCAACGGGAGGCCGCGATGAACGAGGCGACGTGCACCCGATGCCACATCCGCTATCGCTGGGAGAAGGACCGGAGCCGGCCGTTCACGCGCGCGCGATGCGTCGTCTGCGGCCAGCCGCTGAAGCGCGTGCAGGCCGTGTATGAGCTCTCACCAGACCAGCCCGTCTTTGAGGAGCGATCGCGATGAGGTACCGCTGGCGCTGGTCAACCTGCGGCGGGAAGTACCCCGAGCTCGGCGCGCGCCGGGGCGAGCGTTGCGAGCTCGTCGCACGCGGTGCGATGAACAGCTGCCGGATCCGCTTCGCCGACGGCGCCGAGTTCATCACGAGCAGGAACGGGCTGGTGCGCGCATGAGCGTCTACGTCGACGACCTGTTCCGCTGTCGGTGGGGACCGCGCAACCAGTACACGCACGCTGCCCATCTCATCGCCGACTCGATCCCCGAGCTTGTCGAGTTCGGCCGGAAGATCGGCCTCAAGCGGAAGTGGCTGCAGAACGAGCACGACGTCAGACGCATTCCGCACTTCGACGTGACGCCCGGCAAGCGCGACCTCGCGCTGGCTTTCGGCGCGCGGGCTGTCGACCGGTACGAGTTCGTCGCAATCACCAGACGGATCCGCGAGCAACGGCTCGCACAGAAAGGAGCAGGGCATGGCGCAGTTCAACATGGAGAACGGAGAGGCTGAGTTCAACGAATTCACCGAGGACGACGTTCTGGAAGGCACGCTCGACCCCACGATCAAGCCCAGCGAGGAGCTCGATGACGTGCCGACGACCATCGAGCTCGGAGAGGCCGACCAGGTCGACGAGGAGGCCGAGAAGCTCGCTGCCGCCGTGAAGGCCGATGAGGAACAGGAAGCACAGCTCCTGGAACTCGCGGCCGAGTACACGAAGGAGGCCACCGCCCAGCACGCGATGCAGGAGGAGCTCTGCCGCATCACGCGCGTCGTGCGCGAGGGCGACGAGGCGCTCGAGAAGAAGCGCAACGTCCTGGTGAAGCGCGCGGCGCTCTCGCAACAGAAGCCGTCGCGGACCGTCGAGGTCGAGATCGACGGGACGCGGTTCCGCGTCGAGATCGCGCGCCTCGGCGTGAAGGTCGAAGAGGTGCCCTTCTAGATGGACGATCGCACGACAGCCACGAATAGCAGCAGCGACCGCGACGGAACGACGACGAACTACGATCCGTATGACGATGTCGCCGAGCAGAAGGAGGCCGAGTACGAGGCGGCCTGCTTCTTCGTGGCGTACGTGCTGTTCATCGACGGCGAGCGCTTCTACTTCACCCGGACCGGCCATCTGCACCGGCGGGACGCGCACACGCGCGTCTTCCCATACCAGACGGGGGCTGCCGCGGTGGGAGAGTGCGGCCGACGGGAATTCCCCGTCGGCGAGGTGTGAGGCATCGCCACCACCATCACCATCAAGCGCGAAGAGGGCGAGGGCGGGGGCGCGGCTCATATCGGCAGCAGCGCTCTCGCCCGAGCCGCCGAGAGGACCAGATGCGATTCATCAACTACCACGTCAGAGAGACGCCGAATCTTGGCGACCGCGTCTCCGCGCCCCTGATGTATTGGGGCGCGTGCGTTGTCCTCGAGGACCTCGGCGCAGCCGATCGCGACGAGCTTCAGGACGACGACGTGGTCGTGATCGGTGGCGGCGGCCTCCTCTTCGACAAGCTCGGCCCGCTCGAGCAGATCATCGTCGACCTCCTCGAGCAACCGCGGCAATACAAGGTCGTGGTTTGGGGAGCCGGCCACAACAGCTCCCGCGACGACGGCGTCTACCCGGCGTGGCTCGAGCTCGCCGACCTGGTCGGCGTGCGCGACTGGCGCGGGGGGTACACCTGGGCGCCGTGCCCGAGCTGTATGGCGCCGCTCTTCGATGATGCTCCGCCGCCGCGGTACCCGGTCGTGATCTATGACCACTACCCGCGGCCGGTGCCGTTCATGCCGAATCGCTCGATGCCGCGCGCGTCGAACTACATGTTCCGGACGTACAGTGCGGCGATCGAGTTCCTCGCAGCCGGCGAGACCGTGGTCACCTCGTCGTACCACGGCGCATATTGGGCGACGCTGCTCGGCCGGCGCGTGATCACCTACGGGCATAGCTCGAAGTTCCGCCAGATGCGCCACACCCCGCTGCACCTCGACGACGACACGCCCTGGCAGCCGATGGTCGAGTCGGCGCCGCGGTACCCCGACGCGCTGCTCGACTGCATCCGCGCCACGATGTCATTCGGCCAGCAGGTCGTCGAGCTGGCAGGAAAGAGGAGATGATGGGACTCAAGAGCAAGATCGCGTGGACAGACCACACGTGGAACCCGTGGACGGGCTGCTCGCCCGTCTCTGAGGGTTGCCAGCACTGCTACATGGAGCGCTGGGCCGAGCGCAGCGGTCGCAATGCGCAGGAGGTGAAGCGCTCGAGCGACAAGGTCTTCATGTTCCCGCTGAACAAGCGCGTAAAACCGGGCGACCACGTGTTCGTCTGCTCGCTCTCCGACTTCTTCCATCCCGGCATCCCGGATGAAGCGCGCGACCAGGCGTTCGCCCTGATGGCGATGCGCGACGACGTGCGGTTCCTGCTGCTGACCAAGCGGGTCGGCTACATGCACCGGTACATGTACCAGCTGGGCGCCGGCATGCGCAACGTGGCAGGCCAGGCCGGCAGGATCGCCGGGCCGATCGCCGCGGCGGGCGCTGCGGTGCTTCTGGAAGTCGGGCTGCCGAATGTCTGGCTCGGTGTCACGGCGGAGAATCAGAAGCGAGCGGAGGAGCGGCTCCCGCTGCTGCTCGACATCAAGTGGCCGGGCAAGCGGTTCGTCTCGATCGAGCCGATGCTCGGACCCGTGGACATCGAGCCGTTCCTCCCGGCGTTCGTGCCGCTTTCGACCCCGGACCGACCAGGTCCACAGCCCACCGAGTACGCTCCCGGCCTCGACTGGGTGATCGTCGGCGGCGAGAGCGGTCGCGGATGCCGGCCCATGGATCTCGCCTGGGCCGAGGTACTGCGCGACCACTGCGCCCGAGAACGCGTGCCGTTCTTCATGAAGCAGCTCGGCGGCTGGCCCGACAAGCGCGACCAGCTCGAGGACCTGCCGGAGGACCTGCGGGTGAGGGAGGTGCCGGAGTGAGCAAGAAGCCAAGGCTGTTGCCAATGCGCGAGTGTCATCACTACGAACACGGCGACCCGTCTCCGTGTGCGAACGATCGGTGCCCACGCAAGAAGCGGTGCGAGGCACAGCGCCGCGAGGACGCGAGAATCGCGTACCTCGATCTGCTCGACACTGAGCCGTGAACAGGAGGCGTCCATGAGCGTCCACTGCGAGTACTGCGGAACGGCGGCAGGGAAAGGCTACACCCTCAGCCACCGCGAGACCTGCCCCGAAGTCACGCAGCAAGGGAAGTGCGCCATATGCGGGAAGCGGCCAGGCCGCGAGTGGCGCTTCCCGATGTCGTGGTGCTGCCGCTGCGGATCGTGGGTATGCCCGGCCTGTCAGGATCTCCGTCACGGCCGGCCCCGAGGGGCTCACTATCAGTGCATCTGCAAGAGGTGTGGGACTGCCGACGTGAGCACGGGAGGCAAGAATGAGTAAGAAGGGAACCGAGGAGCACCTCACGGAGATCGCCGCGGGCCTTCCCCGCGAGGCGCTCGAGCGGATTGCGGTCGTCGCGTGCCAGACGCTCGAGACCGTCGACAACTGGCTCGGCCAGGCGTCAACGCGCAACGCGGCCGCGGATGCGTTGTGGCGCCTGCGCCGGCTCCTGTGGGATGCCGACATGCGCGCCAACCCGTGGGAGGATCTCAAATGGCGGGGCTCAGTCTTCGAGTACCTGAAGCGCGCCGGCTTCCGCCTGGCGCCGGACGGCGTCCGCCAGGAGCTCAAGACCGACAAGCCATGGGAATGGCCGACGGGGCCGTTCCTCGAAGATGTGCTGAAGGAGCTGCGCGACACAGTCCACACGCTCAAAGCGAGCTCGGAGGCCTATGCCGAGCAGAAGTGTAAGGGATGGAGGCTGCGCGCGCTCGCGGCGGAGATGGCGCTCGAGGACGCGGTGAGAGGCAAGCCATGAAGCGCCCCGATACCTGCTGTGCGTGCGGTTCATACGAGCACCAGGTCCCGATGCCGCTGCGCGGCCGGCGCCAGGACATTGACATGTGCGTGGCGGACCTCGTCGCGGCGCTGAACGCTGCGGGCGTCATCACCACCGCATCCTGCTGCGGGCACAACGAACGACACGGCAGGATCCTGCTCGAGGACGGGCGCGTGCTGGTAGTTGTCAGCCCTGAATCGATCGAGCGTGTGGAGCGTAAGGACGAGGTCGAGATCCTGTGGGGCTGCGCGTTCCATGCGCGAGACGTTCCACTCGCGGTCGGAGATTCGCGGCCGTGGACCACGTGCCCACAGTGCCACATCTCATATCGCCCAGCCGATGGCGAGCACGTTTGTCCGGTGTCGCAGAAACTGAAGTAGAGGGGCATTCCAGTCTAGGGGTGAGTGATGAAAGCAAAGCCATATCGCGCCAAGTCTGCGGGCGGCACGCTCCGGGAGTGCACGCCGTCGGAGGCATCGCATGTCTGGTTGTGTACGCCCACGGGCAATCATCTCATCAGGGTGTCGTGGAAGGACGGCGACACGGTGGAGCGAGAGAAGGGGTATCCCTGCTGGGAGTGGAACGGTGACGTGGACAGGCCGACTATCACGCCGTCCATCCTCTGCGTGCGTCTCGGTAAGACTCCCCGCAACCACTTCTTCATCCGCGAGGGCAACGTCCAGTATCTCACCGACTGCGAGCATGAGTACGCCGGGAAGACGATCCCGCTGCTCGATGTGGACATGTAGTGGAAAGAGTATCCGATGGCGACTGAGGCGATGGGACGCTCAGAGCAAGCAACGACCGATGCCCTCCAGGAGCTGCGCGCAGCGGCCGACAAGTGCAGGACCGCAATGCAGGCGTTGAAGGAGAGCGGCATACGACGGACCGCCCCGATCCGTCGCGCGCTCGAATGGTCCGCCGAGGCCGCGATGCGTGGCCACAAGGCGATTCTGATGGCCCTCGACAAGTGGGGCCGATATCGCAGAGAGGCTTTCGGCATGCGGTGCCACAAGTGCGGCGGAACGGACGGCGTGCAGATGGTCGAGCCGCGTTACGGGTTCGGGCCGTCCGCGGGGTGGAGCAAGAAGCGCCCCTGGTGCTGTCGATGTCGGCACCGAAGTCGTGGCCAGTGGCGTTGGCCACCGAGGGCCACAGCGGATCGCGGGCCGTATGTCCCGCGTGGCTACTTCGGCAAGGTGAAGTAGAGGAGGCGTCGGAGTGAGGTCTGTGCTGCTCATGCTCGCGTGGCTGTGGGTTGCGGCGAATGTGGCGCGGTACGTTCGCGAACTACTCACTCGGCGGGTGTGGCGAGAGGAGGGGTCTGATGTCGAAGAAGCGCCGAATCGGATGTCTGAAGACGCGGCGTCCAAAGCGCCAGGAGACGCCGCCGAAGCGGACACGTAGAGAGTCATGGCCAACGTGCCGGCACCCGGATCGCGACGCGCCGGGCACGATCTGCGGTTACCCGTTGCCCTGCCCCTATCACACGGCTACCATCGACTACACACGTGAGCCGGCTGAACTCAGGATCCCGCTCCCCGGCACGCGGGCGATCCGCGCCCGCCAGCGCCTCGCCGAGATCGGAGCGGCCTTGGACGAGGAGACCGTCGACGTGGTTGTCCGCTCACGGTCCGGGAGGAAGAAGAGATGACACTGGTCACGATGCAGGTGCGGGAAGTCACCGGCAGATCCAAAGACACCGTCAATGCCACGCTCGGCACCATGCCAGTTGGGGCGATCGGCATCGTGAGTCCGTTCGGCGATCGCGCGCCGCAGTCTCTAGATCGCATGCACGTGGCGATCCGAACACGGCTCGCTCACGACCTTCGCGAGAGAGGAGGACCGTGATGCCTGTGCCGGGAAAGCGAGCCGAGTGCGCCGGCTGCGCCAAACGAACGCTCGGCCCATTGCCAGCCGGCGATGACGAAGACAACTGGCTATGCGAGATTCCAGATCCTCTTGTGATGAAGGCCATCGACAAGAACACGTCATCCGGCAGGTGTCAACTCCGCGAGCAGAATCGGTACATTGAACATGTTGGCGTTGCTACAGACGTCGTGTCGTCGGCTGCGGTTGAACTCAAGCTGATCCCTCACCCGCAACGGAAGATCCAGATCTTCGCTCGCGGAGATAGGTTGGTGATCCAACTGCTGTCTGCGCGAGGCAGCTATGAGTACGAGTTTCCGACCAAGCTGCCGATCGACTCTTTCCGCGAGCAACTCACCAGGTGCGCACCGCACTTTCTCACGGAATGGTTCCAACCTCCGTCTCAGTCATAAGTTTAATAACACCGTTGACCGGCTGCGGCACCCCGTGGCCCCCTGGTCCGCCGCCTCATTGCCGCAGCCGTCGCGCATTTGCCCCGACGAGGGTCGGACACGAATTAACGCACGCGAAGCCGATCCTTGACGCAGGCCGGCTCA